GCTCGGCGGCCGGCGGTGTCATCAGATGTTCACCGCACCGGAGCGGCGGGCCCGGCCGCCGAGCAGGGACTGCACGGCGCGGGCGATCGCGTCCGGGTCGCCGATACCGACCTGGATGGTGATCTGCGGTCCGGCCGCGCGGCCGGCGGCGGCCGCGGGGCCACCGGCACGCAGTGACCGGCCGGCGACCATCCCGGCGGCGGTGCCGCCGGCCACGGCGCCGAACGTGCCGGCCGAGCTGGCCGCCGGGACCAGCGGGACCGACGGCAGGGTGAACGACCAGTTCCGGCTGAACCATCCCCACAGCCCGGACAGGGCGTCGCTGATGTTGTCGATCGTTGTTTGGAAATCGTTTGCGGACAGTCCCAGGGCGCCGAGCGCCTCTTGGAATTGAGTGCCCCACCATTCACTAGAACCAAGAATGTCGTTCAGGTTCGACAGTGCGTTGTACAGGAAATCCCCGATCTCCTTCCGGAAATAGATCGCGGCGCCGACGGCGATCAGGATGGCCGTCGTCCACAACACAATCGGATTAGCGGCAAGGGCCCAGTTCAGCGCCCACACCGCGAGGGCGGCGCCGGCTACCCACGGAATCCATGCGGCGATCGCGTCCGAGTTGTCCTTGATGAATCCGGCGACGATGGTCAATTTATCGGCGACCCATCCCAGGGCCGGGAGTAACGCGTCACCTAGTTTCACCTTCGCGTCATCGAATGACGACGTCATGATGTCGGTGCGTTCGGTCGTCGTGTCCGTCTCGGCGCGGTACCCGGCGTAGGTCGTACCGGATAGGCCCATCACCTGATTCAGCAATTCCTGCTGGTACTGCGCCGAGCCGATCGCCGGGGCCAACCCGGTGGCCGGGTCGGTGATGCCCTTAGCGGCCAGGCCGGCCAACACCGTTGCATCGTCGACCGCGACGCCGAACTCGCCGAGCGAGTCGAACTCGCCGCGCAGCGCCGCGCCGAGCGCGGACGCGGCGGTCGGGACGTCGGTGCCGGCTGCCAGGGCGAGATCCCCGGCGGCGACCAGCAGCCCGTCCGTCTTCGTGGCCGCCTCTTGCGCGGAGAACCCCATGCCCTGGACCGCGGTGCCGAACGTGGCCGCCAGTGATTCGTACTGCGCCGTACTGATTCCTACGCTGGTCGCGGCGTTGTCGGCGAACGCGTGGACCTGGTCGGCGGCGGTGCCGAACGCGCGATCCACCGACGTGGCCGCCAGTTCGGCATCCTTCGCCGCGTCGACGGCGATTGCGCCGAACCCGACCAGGGCGGCACCGGCGCCGCCGGCCCAGTCCGCTGACTTGTCCAGCCCTTTTTTGAATCCGTCGAACGCGCCGGCGGTCTTGTCGACCTCCTTCCGGGCGTCGGACCCGTCGGCGACGATGTCAATCTGAATCTTCGGGTTACCGGCCACCGGATCGCCTGCCTGCCTTCCTGTCTCGGGCCCGTTCGTCCAGGATGTCGACGGCCGTCCAGATCACCGCGTCATCCTCTGCCAGCCACGCAGCCGGCGGGATGGACGTGGCGATCGCCAGTTCAACGATCAGCCGGGCCCGGGTCCCGGCCGGGTAGGGCCCGGCCCGGTGTCATCGTGCCGGATCATCGAATCAACCTCGTCCCGCCACGTTTCGTATTTACTGTCGGCCGGCAGTTTGCCCATCCGGCGCAGCGCCCGCCACACGGTGAACGCCTGCCCCTCGATCGCGTTGTCGCCGACGCTGCCCCGCTTGTGGGTGCGGACCATCGACTCGAACGCGATCACGTCGCCGAGAGTCGTTCGGACGTCGGCGTACTCGTCGCCGTTGCCCATGATGACGGTCCACTGCGCGGCGCCGATCGTCACGTCACGGTTACCCACTTGCGTTACCACCCTTTACTTTCGCTGCCAGCCGGGTGATCTCCCGGCGGTACTCGTCGAGCCAATCCGGTTGGGTGTCATACGCCGCCGCGGTGACGAACGGTTGCGGCCGGATGTTCCGCTGAGGCCAGCCCCAGTGAATGACCGGGCCGTACGGGACCCGGGCGCCGCCGCCGGTGATCTTCACCCGGTGCGCCGCCCTGGTCGCCTTGACCGACCGGGCCAGCCGGCCGGAGATCCGGGGCGCCCGGCGTTGCGCCTCGGCGACCACGATCTTCCCGGCCTTCTCGTTCGCGTCCTTCAGTTCGGCGACGCCGCCCTCGAACTCCCGGAGATCCTTGGACAGTTGCCGGACCCCTTTCACCTGGACCGTCGGCCGGCCGGCCACTACGGGATGACCGGGGCCAGCAACGGTTGCCCGATGCAGTCCAGCGCGAAATCGGACGTCAGCATGTCGCCGTAATTGTCGGCGCCCACCCGGAACGGGTCCAGCACGACCTGACCGGTGAACGTGCGGGCCAGTTCGGTGGACGGAATGAACTCGAAATCGACGGTCAACCCTGGATTAGCCCACGCTAATTCAAACAGGCCCGATTCATTTCCGAGATCGGTGTCCAGGTTCCCGGTCAGTTGAAACGAATAGGTGAACGACGCCGGCCGGGAATTGCCGCACAGTTTGAAGATCGGGTCGCCGCCGCCGTTCTTCGTCGGTTCGATCGCCGCGTTGTTCACGTAACAGGAAACGTCGATCAGGGTGCCGGTCTGCCCGATCTTCAGGGTGCCGGGGCCGAGCGTGCCGACGTCGGTCGGGAGTCCTACGGGTGCTGTCATCAGGTCGCCTTCCTCGCGTGGGTATTCATCGTCAGTTCGTACGCCGGCAGCGGCGGGGCGCCGTCCAGGCCGGACAGTTGCGTCGGTGTGCCGGCCAGCAGGGCGCCACCCAGGGCGGCCGCCACGGCGCCGACCAGCTCATCCAGGGCGGCGGTCGCGGTGTCCCGGCCGGAATCCGGGACCACGGCGATCAGCCGGAATTCGCCGTCCCACCCGGGCCGGCCGAACCGGAACGCGAGCACCGGGGGACCGACCAGCACGCACGGCGGGTTCAGGTCCCGTTCGTCGGTGGCCGCCCGGATACCGGCCGCGGTCAGCCGGGCCAGGATCGCATCCTGCGCCAGCACGATCCCCAGAGAGGGCAATGCCCGTCACCCGACCCCGGGCATTGCCCAGTTACCGGACCGGAGCGCCCGGGCGATCTCCGGGTCGAACCGGGCCACATACAGCACCGAGTCGCCGAAGGACTCGACCCCGCCGGGCGAGTTCCGCCGGCGGACCAGCCGGGCCGCCAGCATCACCGCAGCCTGGTAAACCTCGGCGTCCGGTGCGTACGTCGCGGCCGCGGCCGCGGTGATCCGGCCGCGTGCGTCCCGGCCGGCCGGCGTCGCCGGGATCACCAGGTCCGGCCGGGCCCGCTGGACCTGCGGTTCGACCGCGGCCGAGCACCGGGCGACCAGGTCGTCATCGGCCGTGTCACCGGTCAGCCGTAACTGTTCCTTGACGTCGGCGACGTCCAGCCACACCGGGGCGAAATCAGGCACGGTTACGGGACCACCACCGGCGGGACGATCGCCACGGATGCGATACCCAACGGGTCGTTGACCAGCTCAGCGGAATAGCCGAACACGCCGGCATCGATTCCACCGTTCGCGAGATCCACCGCCCGGACGGTGAACGGGTTACCCCGCGGCGTGTACTGCGTCGCCGCCCGCCGGTCCCCGGCGATGATCGTCCCGTCCGCCAGGGCCAGCGATTCGAAGATCCGCAAGTTGTTCACGTTCGATTCCTGCCCGGCCAGATCCACCGAGCTGGACGCCGCCAGCCACCACGGCGCGTCCGCGGTCTTGATCGCCAGATACTGCGCGTAAACGTCGGACGCGATCGCGATCCAATTGACCGATGCGCCGGCCTGCTTGAGCGCCTGCGCGGCGACGGTGACACCGCTGATGACATCCGGCGCCGTGCCGGCGTCCGTTGCCTCAGCGACGATCTCAGCGCCGATCGCCGCGTCCAGCTTCTTGGCGTAGTCCTGCGCGACCAGACGCAGCCACGTCGAGATCACCGTTTCATCACCGAAATCGACCCAGATCCGATCGAAATCGGCGCCGACCGCGTGCCGGTGCGCATCGACGGACACCGGCCCGAACCCCAGATTCCCGTCCGTCGGGATCGGCGCCTTGTTCCCGGCATAGTCGCTGATGACCGGGCCGGGTGGAATCCGCTTCCACCCGGTCAGTTTCATGCTGGTCAGCGTGCCGGTGCTGATCGCGTTCGCCCAGTCCAGCCGCACATACTCCGGGGTCCAGACCTCGCCGAGCCACTGCGGCGGGGCG